ACAGCAACAACTACAAACTCACTATCAGCTACAAGTTCAACCACATTATATAATAGGTTAAGTGTGGATAGTGAAACCGCATTGACAGAATTTGACTATGAAAATGACGCATGGTACTACGGACTATTCGATTATACTGGTAGTAGTACATGTTGTAGTGGTACAACTTATAGTGGTGTGTCGTATCAATTATACGCAACTACAGCAACCACAGGTACTTGTCAACAAATATCAACTGGTAGTACAACTATTGGTGGTACAGCATTTACTGTATTTTCAGGATACTGTGCTGTCGATTATGTAGACTTTGGTAATGTAAAACCATATGAAGATTATGATGGTATGGTGGTTCTAACCTTAAGGTCAAGAGGGTTAAGTACAAAAGCAAGTGGTGGTCCTGTTTATGAAGTAACAGCTAATACAGTAAGTTTTGATTGTACTGGGGGTACATATGAGAGAGTATTAGAAGACCCATTCGCTTCATTTGGTATTAATGCGAGAACTACATCAGGAAGAGATTATTCGTTTAAAACATCTATGAGTGTAACAGCTAAAGATTACGCAGCAAGTGTGTTCGGTGTTACACCTTTTGATAAACAAGCAGTAGACGTACCATTATTTGTTGAGGAGGCATACCCAACTCTACTTAAAGATAGTTGGAGAAAAGGTAAAGTAAGAGGATTACAATGTTGTTTAACTTATTTACCATCTGCAAGAGCAACAACAAACACAAATACGATAGCCTGGTACATGCATGAATGGTTAACACCAGAAACACCTTACGTAGTTTCAGAATTACAAGGTACAGATGTATTTAGATTATTTAAGTTTGTTTCCATTTCTG